TCAACCCTGGTTGAAGGTGTGGTTGCAACCTCAGTTTTCTTTTCAGCCGTATCGCAACGATCGATCTGAATGATAATTTTACTGTAAAAATATGAATCAGGTACCGTGTTCATAGCTTCTTCCAAACGGGCATAGTCACCTGCTGGAACAGAAACCACGTAGTAACCTAGGTGATACCTGACTCTACTTTTATCAAAGTCACTGAGTTTCACAAACTGCAGCCATTTAATTCTTATTATAGTTTTAAAACATCAACCAAAATAACCGCTAAGAATATCTTGATTGGCTAGTGTCATTCCCTGCATGTATGGATCACCACCTTTAAAATCTTCAAGAAAAGAAAAAGGATTAATAGCTTGCGACAAAACTTGTCCAACTAATTGTTGCTTCATGTAATCAACTGGACTTTTAGGTTTTTCTCGCTCTGTTAATTGATATTGTGTACCACGGAGAAAAGCTTCTAAAACATCTTTTGTTCTTTGTTCAGTATTCGTCTGGCCAGAAGCGGGAAGCTGAGGAGCTTCTGGCACAGTAGCGTCCCCTACTTTGGTTGATCCAGGGGGCTTAGCAAGATGAAAAGCTGATAACCTATACCGTTTATCTCCTGTTGTAAGCCTTGCAATATTTCCAGCATTCCCATAATTTGCCACGCCCTCAACTGCTGCTGGACCAATAAATCTTAAGTCTGTCCCAGCAGGTAAACCATAGTCTTCTCCAAAATGGTAAGCTTGCTGTCCTGTTACAGGGTGTTTGCGCGTTCCCTTGGGACTAGTAAGAGGAGCATTTTTGCTTAATTCAAATTTACCAGGTGCAAGCGGTTTGTACAGTTTATTCCACTGAGCAGCGCCCGGTAGACGATATTCAATATTTTGTCCAATATCTGTACGCGCTTGAGAAAGAGGAATATCTACATTTCTTGCTAAATCTCTCAGCTCAAAATGAACATGCGCACCAGTGCTCCTTCCGGTGTTTCCTACTGGTCCTATGTAACTTGCGGGTCCGATTGGCATTATTCTTTTCTTTTTATTTTAAAACCAAAAAACCCCTGATTACTCAGGGGCTTGTAATTGGAGATGTTAGTTATACACGTACCAGGTCTGCGGCGAATACAGAATCCCAATCAACTCTTTTGATTTGGCGTAACTGCTCGAGGTTGTTAAATCTTTCACCAGACAGGGACAACTGAAGGTCCTTGATTTCTCGAGCAGTCTTCAAACCAATTCCTTTGATGTGGTCTGCAATCATCTGTGCAGTAGCACCGTTGATATTAAGACGTGTATCAGGGGGGAAATTGCGAGGTTCTTCGTTTGCCGCTTTATCTTTCACCTGCAAAGTCTTAACTTTTTTAGTTGCAGACTCGTCGGGTTCAAGTTCAGTTTTGTAAGCGGTGTAAAGGCGACCGTCCTGATCTTCGACCATGAACCAATCGCCTTCATCCCACTCACTAATAATTCGAACTCGAGCACCGGTTTTTTTATGACGATGCAGGAGCAGTTCTGCGGCAACAGACATAGGACCAAGAAAATACCTGGTCCTAGTTTAACTCAGTTACTCACAATACGGTTGACGAGATAGGACTCGATATCGTTGTAACCAGGAGCTTCATCCGGCTGGATGTAGCAAACTTCAACCACGAAGTAACCAGTACGACCGGCAGCTTTGTCAGCGGCAGAGATATACCAGCCAGGAGCCGTACCAGAGGTGGTAGTAGAAGCGGCGCGAGTAAAGACGCTGTAAGTAGCAGCAGCAGTGTGAGGCTTATAAACGTTACCATCGGTAAGACCAACAGCACCGCTAACCACAGGCACAGGCACAGCAGAAACAGCAGCAGTACCAGCGGCAAAGAAGACTTCGCCTTCTTGACTACCGGAAACGGTGGACGACAGGTTGACCTGGGCCACACCTTCACCAGAAGCTGCGCTGGAAACAAGACCAGTAGCGAACGAGATCACGCGACCAGTGGTGGTATAAACACCGGAAGCAACGCGACCATCACCCCAACCCGAAGCAACCGACATCGCAGTGCGATACACGTAGATGGGATAAGTGGAAGAACCACTGATCACCATACCGGTGATGTCAGTACGGGTGTCGTCTTGACGATAAGGGGAAGGAACAATAACGCTACCAGAAGCAACGGCGCCATCACCAGAGGTGTTGGTAACAGCAACGTAACCGCGCTGCTGGAAGTAACGATAGCCAGGGATAGCAAGAACCGAAGTAGGACCTGCTTCTGAGCCGTCGTTAGTACCGCTGTAATCGGTATCGATATTCTTGTACCAACCGTTAAGAGGCTCTGCCCAGTTGCCGGGGTAGATTTTTTTAGACGAAAGGTAGGACATTTATTTCTCCTTTGTGTATGTTTACGTTATAGATCAGACAGTGCCGTCGTCAGAGACAAAGCTGTAAGCAGTCGTGATGAAGTCTTTGTTCAGCACTTCAAAACCAGCGTACAGTTGCCAAATCAAGATGATGAAGCGGCTGAAGTCATCGTTGTTGTTGATGAGCACCTGAGCGTTCGGACCACCGATACCAACACCAACGGCCTGAGGACCGAAGAAGAAGCCCTGAGCAACGTCTTGGTTGGAGTAAGAAGCGGGAGTAGCAAAGCTAGCCGAGATTTGCTTGTTGGGGAAGTTGGTCGATTCGAAGAACTTCACACCTTCAAACTGAACACCAGTCGGCATCACAGGCTCACCAGCCAGGAAATAACCCTGACCAGCTTGGGGGCCCATGTAGAAGCTGGCGTTGTTAGGCATCATGGGGTTACCCATGTACATGCCTTGACCAGGATTACCGGAGTAACGAGCAATCTCACGGAAGTCGGGGTCACGACGCAGGTGCATCATGAACACGGGATCGCAAATGCAGCGATACAGACCGTCAGCGAAGGTAGGAACGTTGCGCTTACGCAGGTCCTTAACAACATTCAGCAGGTCTGTGCGGACAGAGAACTGCTGCAGGTCAGCAGTGTACTCATTGGCAGTGTAGGTAACTTGACCAGAAGAGTTCTTGGTCTTACCACCAGGGAAGTAGTAACCACCTTGGGTGCTAGAAGCGGCACCATTGGCTTCTGCTTTGGACAGTTCGTCAATGAAGACGCGGTCACGCCAACGACGATAGTCATCCAGCAGGGTGAGGCTACCGATCGACTGGTGGAACATGTTGAGATTACCGGTATCCAGCAGAAGGCGCTGAGCGGTAATCAGGGTTTCGCGAGCAATCTTAAAGGTTGAAGGCTGGGTCGGATCGCCAGGATCAGCAGGACCGGTGTATTCGTTAAGCACCACCAGGACTTTTTCCTTGGTGATGTTACGGCTGTTAGCGGTACCGATCGTTTGATCAGCCACGCGAGCACGGCTGTCCTTGGTCCCAGGGTTACCCCAGAACTTATAGCGATCAAGTTGAACGGTTTGACCGGGTTGGCGAGTAAAGTCGTGGACAACCACGGGCTCTACGGCCATCTCACAGATATAGGCAGGGTGAGGGCGATACAGCTCAGCACCCAGAATCTTAGGGAAGTCGTTCTCCTGGTCTCTAGTTTCTTAGAGGGGTGGACTATCTCTTCATCCCTGTGGGATGCCGGACGCTAAATCTGGTATTACGTAACAAGAGCGTGTTACCCCCAGTAGTCTCTGCGCCTTCCAATCACGCTTGATTGGCTTGGCTCAGGATTACCCTCGTCTTTACGTTAGGGCTTCCCTGAATTCATCCGGTTTGCACTCACCAATTGCTCGATGAGGTGACAACGTTGAGCGTTCAGTTGAGGTATAGTAAGCCTGGAAACCTGTTCATAAACAACATGGAACCAAAACTTGTACCTGGATTTGGTAATCTTTACTTAACTAAAGATGGAGAGGCTTTTGAAAAACGTCTTGATCTTGATAATCAAGAATATTTTAAAAGGGTTCCCATCAGTTCAACCAGTTCTTATGATCGTATTTCAGTTCTTGTTAATGGAAAAAGAAAACGTTTTCATCTTCATGTTTTGATGGCAGTGGCTTTTTTAGGATTAGATCTTCGTTCTCATGGAACAAATAACTTTTCCCTTCAAGTAGACCACATTGACAACAACAAAAGAAACAATAAGATTGAAAATCTTGAAGTTGTTACCAAACAAGAAAATTTAACAAGAGCCTGGAAAACGGGTTGTTACAAGAACAATGGTTTTGCCAGTAAAGGAAAGCCGAAGAATTCTTTGAGAAAGTTTTCTTCAGACGATGTGGCCAGAATTAAAACTTTAAAAGAAGCGGGACTTTCTTATAGAAAGATTGCTGAAAAGTTTAACTGTGGCCATGTAGCTATTTACCAAATCATTAAAGGTAATACCTACCAGGATCTGAACTAGCTATCAAGAAACACGTTTATTTATCCTCCAAAGGTAGGACTTTTTATCAGGTGAAAGATTCGGTCTTTGACCTCATCTAAAAAAAGTATAGCAGTTGATAATTTATCAACCAGCAATTACTTGAGGATTGTAATTAACATTGCTTGAACCGTAAGATTCAGGATTAACCACAACACCTGGTTGATAGCCGGGGACACCAACCATATTGGCAACATTAGAAACGCCGCCACCCAACAATCCTCCAATTCCGGCACCAGCCGGAATCATTGCAAGGTTAATTCCAGTTCCTAAATTAAGTCCTTTGTTTACTCCCGCCATGGCTTCTTGTCTAAGTCCTTTAGCGTTAGGAGTTGAACGAGGAATTCCTTTTACAACTTGTTTTTGAAAATCTCGTCGCATTCCAGGAATTTGCCCTAAAGCGTAACCGGCTGGGAGAATGTTGACTCCGGCCATCAAGGCTTCAGTTGCAATACGAGCAGGGCCTTCACCTTGCTCTGCATCCGTTAAGTTACCAATAATAGAGCCACCGGCACCGGCTAAACCGGCGGCGGCAGCTCCAAGAATGGGGGCATACTTACCAGCTAATCCCCTCATTACTTCACTCCATCACAAACAGTTTGTTTGCCAGGACTTGAGGCTGAGCTTGGTTAATGACGCGCCAAGCATTCTGGGGGTCACGAGCCATCATCTCGTTGAAAGAGCCCCAGAAGTTTTCAGGTTGCTGAGGAGCGGCTGCAGCAGGAGGAGCAGGGAACTGACCACCATACTGAGGATCAACAGGAGCAGTGCGATAACCAGGAGTTTCGAGTTGCTGCTCACTTTCGTACACAGGGTACGGACCTTCAGGACCAAAGAACTTCAGCGTGTAATCACTGAGAACATCGGGGTTGGTCAGGATTTCGTTATAAGCCAGGTTCTCCTGGTGCTCATTAACGGAAAACTCAGCGTAACCCTTGATGGTATCAGCGGCGCGGTTTCCCCACGCGACGGCGCTGTCCAGCATCCCTTCCAGATTCAGGGCGTAGTTGTTCAGAATTGCCGGTGCTTCGATTCCGAACGCGTCCATCACCTGACGGCTTTCCTGGCTCATTCCCACCAGGTCGGCCACCTGTTCCAAAGAGGGACTCGAGGAGGTTTGGGAAGAGCTGGGCGAGTATGCCTGGTTGGGCGACCAGGTCTGCGGAGCCGATTGTTGCGTAGCTTGGCTGACTTGACCGAAGTTCGCCGGTGCGTACTGCGGAGTCGGTGCTGAGGGTTGACCCTGGAACGGGGATTGGACTGGTGCGCTCAGCAGGTTCACCACCTTGTTGAACGCCGATTCCCAAGGATTGCCCGCTGCTTCCGGTTGGGATTGGGGGGCGTACTGAGTAGGGGCTGATTGGTAACTGGGGGCTGCCTGAGGTACCGCTTGGGGGTAGCTGGTACCCACCTGGTACGCCTGTGGTGCCACCTGGTAATTGACCGGTTGGCTGGACGGAGCCGGTGCCACGTAGCTGCTGGGAGCGACTGCCGCCGGTACTTGGCTCGTCTGTGGGATCGACTGGACGGTAGCGTCCTGCATAACTCATCTCCTTTTGTAATGCTTCAAGAGTTCGATACAGATATGGGGTTAAATCCAATCGTGGATCTGCAGCCATCGGTAAATCCGGTGATTGCGGATGAGGAGTCTGCATCATGCCCCCCACCAGGCGTGCGAACGAAGAATATGCATTCTGCAGTTCACCCACCATCCTGAACGGGAACCCAGATAACATCTCGGCCCGTTCCTCATCCGTTTTTGACGGAAAGAGGTATTTCAGTGCTTCAATGCTATCAACACCTAATTCTTGCAAGTTTCTAACAACAATCGAGTTGTTAAGAATATCTTGCGTTGAATCTTCGTACACTGGTCCGAGCCAGCGCCACTGAATAGTTAAATCCCCATCAGGGATCAAACCAAGAACACCAGGTGGAATTTGTTGTGTACGCACACAAGCCATCATCAATTGCTTGATGCGATCCTCAAAACCAACCAGAGCTTCTTTATACATCTGAACAATGCTTTCATCTGCATCGTCATCTGGTTCCACAGGTTTTTCTAAACCTGCGGCGGCGGCAAGTGTCTCACGGAACAAACGTTCTTCTTGGAAAATAATTAGTTCCAGACAGCGGCAGATGCCGTAAGTATAAATAGAATTTGCTTTTTTCTTAGATGTAGCAGCAACACGACCAAACAGTGACTTGTACTCAGTTGCAGTCACACCAGCGGAAATTGACAGCTCGTCAACGCCACCAAGTGCTGTACGAATCTCCTCTCGATACTGACGAGCAAACGCGTTTTGATCTCCTGTGATCGCATCTGGAACAATGTAACCAACTCGATCATTCGGCTCAAGGTTGGCAATAATTCTTGGAACACGAATCTGACCATCCATTCCACGGCTGATCGGATCAGCCTTAAACATGGAACGACTAAGAGATGATGGGCTAGCAAACCCTGAGTTGGCAGCGATTGATGGACGCTGTACCACGCCTTCTCCACCTGACTCGATTAGGTCAGTCTTGGGACGAGACGAAAGAAGAGTTGGGTTGCCAAAGAACTGAACATTCTTTCGCATTGTACGAATTATCTCGTCATGCGTAACAATGTGATTGGCAAGTGCATCAAATTCACCAACACCTTCAGTAGAAAATCCTTTGGGGTTGTTAAAGATTTCTACACAAGGAATAAATCCAAGAGTGTTGCGATAAGTTTTTGTTTTGCCTGGTACCACAGAGACAGGCTGGTCAAAAGAGAGTTCACCATCTGAATGAGTCTCTTCAATGGTTTTACGTTTAATTGATAATTTTATGTATTTCTTTTGGCCTGGGGTACCAAGGCCATCCATCCCTGTGATTGAAGTTTGTTGAATATCTTGATTAACGCCAAAACCGTTTTTAACTTTATAACTGTAGATAATGACAACTTCATCGAGTTCACCGTCTACGTTGTAGTAGGTACGATATTCGTGTTTCCTAAAAAAGTAAAGACGGTAATTATTTGTAGTAGGGCGAATATAAAATAAACCCTGACCATCACACAAAAAGTAATCCCAAATTGAATCAAATCTTGTATCAATTTGGTTGTATTTGACTACGCGATCAATAAAATCTTTACGTTGATTACCAAAGTTGTCCTGAGCAGGAAAAAATTCTACCCCTTGGCGAATACCAAAGAGTTTCATTTGTGCCAAGTGTGCTGCTACGACGCCGGTATCAACGCCAATTCCACCATCTTTTTCAAGATAGGAATCAACAATTTCCTTGAGTCTGGATTTAGCGTCTGCAGCCATTAACTATTTTCAACCCGCTGGAATTAGTTTAACAGTTTTAAAAATCAAGAGACGTATTTAGTATCAAAATTTGCAGGGGCTTGTCCAAGTTGGGGACCCATGTAAAACTGGGCGTTAGCAAGTCCAGCCATGTTACCCATGGGGGCACCTTGCATATTACTTTGAAAAGCAAGGGGAAGTCGAGGGCCGCCGGGCATGATTCCCCGGCGTTTTAATTCGTCGTTTAACTGTTGATTTTGCTGTGTCCCACCTTCATAAAGTCTTTTTAATTGTTCACCACTTCGTCCCCCTAAAGCACCAGGAGTACGATTGATATCAAAACTGGGGCTACCAGCCATTAAATTACCTGGTACTCCTAAATTTCCACCAACAGGAATACCGCCCTGAATACGCATTTATCTAATTATTCAATAGTTCTATCTTACTCTTCTATAACCTCGTAACCAGACTCATCGTTGAGTTTGGAAAGAACAATAC